GATACGGTTTCTTTGCCTCGTCCAGTAACTTCTTGATTCCCTCTGTCACAAGTCCGGTCAATACAGACACAATCATCAGTAACAGTAAAAATGTTTCAAAATTCATCATTGTTCTTCGTCCTCCATTCCTTCATTATCGCCTGCATCTCCCTGATATTCTCCATCAGGATCAACCGGCTCATTATAATCTTGTTTTCTTCTGTGCTTTTCTTTACTGGTTTTAATCCATCCACAGATGCCACATTCACCGAGCAGTGCTGCAATTAAAGCGCACCACGCGGATTCCGGAGCGGAACCACACTGGGAGAATACTGCAAGCATTTTCCAGTTTATATACATCATGTAAATGAATACACATATAAGCACAATGTTCAATGTACCAAGCCTTTTAATCAGCTCCTGTACTTTTCTTTTTTTCTGCCTTTTGCGGCGAGAATTTCTTCTGCTCAACTTTTTTACTTCCTCTCTACCTCTTAACACGCCGTATAATCATTCTGACAGGCTCAGGCACAGCTTCAAAATGCTTTAGTAAACATTTCCTCACATAAGAATAAAAATCCGTTAAAACAGCAAATAAACGAGCCTTGTTCTATTTTAA